GCGTGGTCGATGCTCATCGCCCCAAGGCGTGGCAGGCCATGCCGCGAATATTCAAGCCTGATGACCACGAGCCGCCGGCTCGCACTGCGTGAGCCAGTAGCGTCCCCGGACGGGTCCGGAGTTGCGATCCCCTGCGTCCATCCTTGCGGGTCGTGCCGGCCAAGGCCAGACTGCCGCCATGCGGATCGACACCGACGACTACGTGACCTGCACCCACGCCGCCGAGCTGGCCGGCGTGTCGCGGCAGTGGATGCGGCGGCTGGCCGAGGACGGGAAAGTGCGGTCGGTCGTGATCGACGGCCTGCTGTTCGTGCACAGAGCCGACGCCCTCAAGTTGTCACGTGACAACGGCCGATGAGCAGATTGTCACTTGACAACCAAGGCTATGGAGGGCCACCATGTCGATCCAAGTGTGGGTAGAGTTGGTGTTGCTGGTGTTCAGGATTTTGGCAGCCGGTCAGGCTTTCTAGGAGGACAAGGACATGTGGGCAGATGTCATCAACACGCCGCAGGCGCGGATCGTGGACGCGTTGGAGATGTACCGGTCGGCGGACGCCGTCGTGCGAGAATGCGTCGCGGCTGAACTGCTGGGCTGCGAAACGCCCGAGAGCTACGACAGCCTGGAGCGAGCTGCCGTCATGCAGGGCGATGGCTCCTTCGACTCGACGAAGCTCGAGGTCGTCGGCAAGCAGGTCGCGGCGATCTTGTGGACGTTGCGTCAGGCAGGGGTCACCGCAAACGGAACACCAGCACGGGCTCGGTCTTAAGTCCGCCGGACTGAACGTTTGACAGCGCCAGCATCAGGCCGGGGTGCTGCTCAAAACTTTCTTCCGCTGCTATGCGCTCGACGTCTGCGACGAGGCTAGGGTGCTGTCGCGTGTTGGCGACGTTGAGGATGAGCCACCCGCGACGAACCAGCGCGTAGGCGGCTCGTTGTATCAGCGGACGCAAAAAACCTTCCGTCCACGCCGCGACGATCGGGTACCGATGGCACGATTGCGTCGGCTCGTCGGCATACACCTCGGTGCGGCCGTACGGCGGTGACGTGAACACAAGATCGAATGACCGCCGGTCAGGCTCGTGGTCTTCGGCGCACTTCTTGTGCACGACGCAGTCCGTACTGGTCAGGTGTGCAAAATCCCTCGCCAGCTCTTTCAGGCCGCGCGCAGTCTGCGTCGACGGCTCGCAGCATACGTAGCGTTCGACAGCCGCGCTTGCGATGGCACCAAGCATGCGGCCGCCCCAGCCTCCGCATGGGTCCCAGCACGCTACACGGCAGAACCGATCGAAGATCGCAGCCGCTGCGGTCGGACGGAAGTTGCTGACACGCTGCACTCCCGTGGCTCGGCTGATCGCCTTGCGCAAGTCGCCGGCGGACATGTACGGGCCGTCGCTGTCGACGCTATAGCCGCCTGTGCGGTGGCAGTGCGGTATCTGTTTTCGGATTGCGGATTGCAGCCTAGCCTCGTCATCCCATACATCGATGGGCGGCCGGTTGGTGCCGCACTTTACGCCCCAGTGGTGCGGGTGATAGTGCCAGCAGATGCCGAGGCCGTGTGCGGTCGTGCCAATCACGGTTTCGCGAATCAGCCGACGACGATCGTACGCGGTCAGCTCGTCGAATCGGCACAGCCTGTCTGCGCGCGTCAAGTTGAAGTGCGGGAACCCAGACTGTTTGGCGCGGCTGGCAATTGCGGCGACCACTGCCGATTGCTCGCCGTCAGACATGGCCTTCCATTCGTCCAGGCCGACCACAGACTGACACCGTCCGCCTTTGCCGGTGAATCGGCCCTTGGCGTCGGTGGAGCTGCTCATGCCGCCCGCGTCCTCACCTGGAACGCCAGCCGGCGGATGCCGATCCGGTGCTCGGTGCTTGCAAACCACAGGTTCGCCACCTCGACGACGCAGGCCAGCACGATCAGGTTGACGGCCTCACCCTGCTCCTCGGTCTCGCACCGCAGCTCGAGCACCTCGCGGACCTTGGCGGAGATGACGCCGATGGCATCTAGCGCCTCGCGGCCGGCGCCGGCCGCCTCCGCCCGCCTGGCCAGGTCCGCCATGTGGCGCTCGGGCCAGTGCACGAGCGTGGCGTCGACGATCGCGGCCACCTCGTCGGGCAGCTGCAGGGCAGGGCCGCCGACGCGGTGCCGTACCTCCGCCCGCAGCCAGGTCAGGTCCATGCCGGCGACGTCGCCCACGGGAGCCTCCAGCATCATGGCGTGGCCGGCTTGCCAGGCGTGGGCGACGCCGCAGGCATCGGCGCTCGTGGCCGCTTGCACGCACACGAGGCCGGGCACGGGCATGGCGTCTTGTGCCCGTCGCCGTGCACGATCACGCCGGTGCCGCCGCAGTCGATGCAGCACGTGCCGTCCGGGGGAGCCGGGTCGGGCGGCACATCGGGCGACGTGACCATCGTGGCGCGTGCCGCAGCGATCGACGCGGCTGCCCGTGCCGACTCGCGGCCGATGTCGGCTGGGTCTGCGGACAGCCACGTGAGGAACCAGACGATCCAGCGCCACATGTCACCACCCTCGTCCGTGATCGACCGCCACGTATCCGTCGGAGCCGATGTGCGAGCGGATCTCGGCGTGCTGCTCGGCGGGCGGCTCCTCGACGAACACGGCCACCCACAAGAGCGACTTGGCGGCCCGAGCGATCCACCGCAGCACTGGGCGGTCGTCGAGCGGCTTGGGATCGCGGGACGCACCGGAGCCGGCGTACCAACCGACGGCCACCGCGATCACGACCATGGCCACCATGCGATGCCTGTCCGTCATTGCTCCTCCGGTGGCGGCTGCAGCCAGTCGCCGTTGTGAATCTCGCGGTACGCAAACCCGTCCACGCCACCGATGGCGTAGCTGTCGCCCTGTGCAAGGATTCGCTGGATGGCCGACTTTTCGGCCCAGAATGTGCCGTCTGGCTGGTCCGGCGGGAACTTGCCGCCGCCCACGTAGTTTCCCCATGAGTTGCAGACGAGGCCACCCGTGCGGTTGCCGAACCTCACGCCGATGACGGCCATCTGGTGCATCCACGTGCCGGACGCGGCACAGAAGCCGTCGGCGTCGCGGTTGCCGCTGTTGAAGCCGACCGAGCTGGCGATGGTCACCGGGTAGCCCGAGGTCACCGCTGCTACCAGCTCGTCCCATGTCTTGACCGCCACGACGTGCCGGCACGGATGCCGCTTGGCACGCGCGTCGAGCTTGCCGTCGTCGCCCTGGCCGCCGCAGCCGTATGCGCCCCACGCCTTGGCGCGGGCCTTGTCGTACGTCCGCAGGTCGTGCCCTAGCACGTCCTCGCGGTACACGACGCCCCAGTCACGCAGCCAGCGGGCCGCTCCCCATCCGGTGGCACCGTCGCTCCACCCGCCAACCGGCGACCGCCCGGAGCCGTCCCGGCCGCGAGCCTCAACCCGGGCACCGCCGTAGATCGCCTCGCTCGCCGGCATCTTGGGCGGCTCGGCCAGCTTGCCCGTCGCCCAGTCCACGGCCTCGGCGCAATAGACCGCGTGCATCGCGCCCCACGACACGCAGTCGCCAATGCCCTGGCGGCCTACGACGAACGGCGTGCCGTACCGGGCGCGGTGCGCTCGGTCCATCTGCCGGTAGAGAAACGTGTCGACCGGCACGGCCTGACGCATGGCGTCCGCGCCGGCCTGGGCGAAGTAGGGCTCGGGCAGCTCCTCGAGGAACCGGGCGACGCCCTCGGGGTCCGGCACGTAGCCGGTCAGGATCGCCGGCTGCCGCACCTCGCCGGCCGCCCACCAGAATGAGAGAGCAAGCCAGACGACCAGTGCCGCAGCCGCCACGAGGCGCCACGGATGCTTGGGAGCGCTCACCTGGCGGCCTCCGCTGCCCGGGCGACCTCACGGTATGCCGCCACCCACTTGGCCTTCTGCTCGGGCGTGAGCGGGCCTCCTGCGGTGCCTGCGACGGTGTTGAGGTAGTCCTCGATCGCCTGACGCGCGAGCGGGTGCTTGGCCCCCAGCGACTCGCCACGGCACAGGAGGACGCGGCTGCGGACCCGCAACTCGTCGAACGCCACGCCGGTGCGGATGAGCGGCTCGGGCTGGCTCGAGTCCCACTCGATCTCGTTGGCCAGCTCGGTGCACAGGGCGGCGACCAGCGCCGCATCCCGGGCGGCATCCGGCCCGACGAACTTGCCGCGCAGCGTGAACGACGCCGGGTCCGGGGCAGGAGCCGGCGCTGGCGTGGCCGGCAAGCTGGCCACGTACGACCACGCGGCTGCCGCGACGAGCGCGGCTGCGGCCAGGTGGCGGCTGTCGAGCTGCGGCCACCGCCACTCGTGGTAGTGGGCCTGAATCCACGGCCAGGCGAGCGCCACGGCGGCCACGGCGACGAGCAGGAGCGGCATCATTCAGCGGCCCTCGTGAGCGGCAGGACGATCTCGATGGCACCGCTGGCGATCGCCAGCACGAGCGCCCGGATGGCGGGTCGGGCGAGAATCCAGACCGGCCAGACGACGACCGGGACTGCCTTGTCCGCGAGCTGGTCAAAGAGCGCGGCAACGGCCTCGAGCACTAGCGCCTTTTTCTGGGCACCGCTCATGCCGAGCACGGCGTCGAGCGTCTCGACGGACAGCCGCAGGAGAGCAATCAGCAGCTCGCCAAACTCGGCCCACGTGATGCCGCCGGCGGCCTTGGCCTTGGCGACCTCGAGGAACGCGGCGACCTGCGCCATCAGCGTGGCCTCGCCGCCTGCGGCCATCACCGGTGCGTCGGAGATCATGCCTTCACTCCCGCCAGGACGATCTCGTACGTGGCGGACGCCGATCCGCCTTCGATCACGATGTTGCCGCTGTCGAACCACTTGTTGGTCGGCGCCGTGCCGGCGGTCCACAGAAACACCGCACCCGGCGGCAGCCCGCAGTTGGTGCCGGCGATGTCGTAGGTCAGCGTGACCGTCGCCGACTGGTTGCGGACGTAGATCAGCTTGACGCTCGCCAGATTGAGCGTGCCGGCCGTACCGAAGACCGACAGCGGCAGCGCCGTCGTGTTGATGGTGTCGGTGGCCGAGATGCCGACGGTGCGCACGTCCCGCCAGTAGCCGTTGACCTGGCCGGCGCCGGTGCCGTTGGCGAGCGACAGCGTCTGCAACACAGACGCGGAGTCGGTGACGGTCGTCAGCGTCAGGTCGTCGACCCATGACGCCGCGAGCCGCAGTTGGCCGGTGATGGTGAGGACGGGAGGCATCAGGTGGGTGCCACGGAGGTGCCGACCAAATACAGCGAGTAGCTCACCGCCGCGGCGTTGGGGTTGGCGATGTACATGAGCTGGTTGGTCGACGTGACCGGCCAGGCGTTGACGTGATTGATCGTGAACCACTCCGAGCCCGGCCCGATCTCGGACGCGTAGGCGACGCTCGGCCGGCCCGGGTCGCAGCCGACGCGGATCTTGCGACCGCTTGTCGTCTCGTTGTTGACCACGCGCACCAGCCGCAGCTGGCGGAAGTCGTAGTTCACGGTGACGCCGAGCGTGGTCTGCGTGATTGCCCGCAGGTCGATCTCTTCGAGCGTGTTTGCGGCGATGGTGCGGTTGGCCGCATAGACGAGGTCCGCCTGCCGGCTGCCGCTGCCGTCGGTGATCGCGTAGGTGTTCTGGTCGGTCTTCGCGGACACGGTCGTGCCGATGTCCTGGTCGACCGTGCGGTCCCAGATCATCACGGTCCGCATCGTCGCGGTCAGTGTGTCAGCCATCGAAAAGCCCCATCTCGATGGCCTGACGGGCGACCGCGGGCTTGACGCCCAGACGGAACGCGGCCAGGGCGATGTCCTCGGGCGACAGCCTGGCCGGCTTCTTCGACGTGAGCTTGCCCCACGTCTGCTGCGTCGGCGTGTACACCGCGGCCAGCGACACAGCGTCGGATGGCGACGGGATCGCCTCGCGTTGGCCGCTGCGGTGCCGGTAGTGGGCGATCACGCTGCCGTCCTCCATGCCGTCACGGTACGGCAGGACGGCGGTCGGTCGGCAGGGGTTATGGACGCTCGGACTCGCGGTACAGCACTAGGGCGATGATGCTGTAGGCCGCCATGTCGAGCAGCGTGTCAGGGATGCCGTCGAACTCCACCTTGCCACGGCGAAAGTAGGCCCGCAGACGGTGCATCTTGTCGGCCAGCCTGATCACGCAGCCCGCCCACGCCGGCACGTTCACGTAGTCGGCGCTCGTGCGAATGTTCGACAGCGCGTCCTCGTCGACGCCGTAGTCGAGTGTCTTGCGCAGGTGCAGCTCACGCAGCTCGTCGAGCACGGCGAGGAACTCGGCCGAGCCAGGCCGCAGCGACGACTCCCGTGCCAGCCGTGCCGGCTTGGCGTCCTCGACCGTCTGCTTCCAGCCGGCGGCCGCCGCACGCAGTTCGGCCTCGCCACGCAGGATGTAGTCGACCGGGATCGTGCGGCCGCCGTCGCAACACGGCGACGGGTCCGACAGCACGCTCGCCGCCGCGGCCTGCGCCGGCGGGCAGCCCGCCAGCGACGCTGCCATGCCCTCGTGTCGTGCCGTCACAGCCGCCCGCAGGGCAGCGTTGCTCTCGTCCAGTGTCACCGTCGTCCTCCTGGTGGTGGTCCCGATACGTGCATGCTCGACAGCCCGCCGCCGCGCTCGTACACGAACAGCTCCATCGCCTGCCTGTTGCCCACGAAGCCCTGCTGTGCGTGCCACTCGTCCGGCGGACACAGGGCAGGGGCCACCCGCACGAGCACGCCGTCGATCGTCTCGATCGGCCGACTCCACTCGGCGGACTGCTGGTGGTAGTGCCCGGTGTGAATCTCGCGGTAGGGGCACTGGCTCCACAATTCCGCCGCCTCGAGCGCCATGAGCTGCGGCAGCTTCTTTTTGGCCCGGTGGCCGTGGCAGAAGCCGAGCAGGTTGCCGGCGTGGTGCAGGTACTTGCGGGGCGTGAACGTGTCCTCGACCCGCACCCGGCGGTCCTTGCGGAAGCGCTCCTGCAGGATCCGCAGCCACGCCCATGTCAGCGTTTCGTCGTGGTTGCCGTGGACCGTGAGCGTGTCGGTCGGGGCGATGTCGCCGGCCAGGTCCACGACACGCAGCAGCTCGTCGGTGCCGACCTCGATCATCTTCTGGAGCCGGCCGTCCCGCTCAAGCGGCGTGCCGCTCGTCGTGGTGCCGCTCGGCGTGTCGTAGTGGTACACGTCGCCGAGCGTAGCCACTGTCAGCCGGCTCGGCCGCATGGATGCGGCGATCGACAGCAGCTCCTGTGACGCCTCCCTGATAAGCGTGGCCGCGATGCCGACGTCGTAGTCTTGCTGGCCGGTCGTGCGAGCCCACGCGTACTTGCCGAAATGCGGGTCGGCTATCACGAGCACCGCCCAGCGGTCGCCCTTGACGACCTTGGCCTTCGGCCGAGTCGGCCGCACGATGTCGCGGCTGGCCGCTGCGATCATCGCCTCGACGACCTCACGCACGCCCGGGCCGGCGCGCGGCTTCAGCCGCACAAAAACGCGAAACAGCTCGGTCACCACCGGCTGGCCGGTCGACCGGTCGACGGACATCCCTTCCCACTTCGTGGCCTCCGAGGCCGCGACCTCGTACCGGGTCATGTCGGCCTCGATGTGCCGCAGGAGGTCCTCGACCGTGCGGATCGTGCGCGAGACGCTGCGGGCCTCGACGGTGTCGCCGTCGGTGCGTTGCGTGATCTGCTCGGTGTCCTTGCCCGGCGGCACGTCGGCTGCCGCCTCGGCCAGGACGGCGTCGGCTAGTGGCTTCGTCGTCCGATCCACGCCTCGACTCCTTGGATGCCGCAGATGTCGTGGCCACGCTGTTGGCACACCGTGACGATCGCCCGGGCCAGCGCCCGTTTGTGCATCGGCACCTGGCCGACACGCCACCGATCCCGCAGCTCCTCGAGCTGCCGCAGGTCGGCCTCCGGCAGCCGCATGTACCACGGCGCGTACCCGGGGCCTTTGTTCGCCGCGACGGCGAGCACTTGGTCGATGATTGACGGCGTGTCGTCACTCGTCACGTCGGAAGCCCTCCTGCTCGAGGACGGTGGTGAGCATGCCGGCAAACTCCTGGACACTCTCTTCTGAGATGTCCGGCCAGCGGGCGTGGATCAGCTCGTGCAGGAGCGTGTCGAGGTAGTC